CACCTTTATCTGCATCTGCCATACCCTGGTAGTTAAGTTTAAAGTTAATAGGTTTAGACTTCTGCCTTATAGCTTTTAACTCTTTATTACCATTATCAATAGCTGCTTTAAATGTTTTAGTATCTTCTACTAAATCTCCAGTTAATTTTATATGGGTACCTATTTCTTCCATAAAGTAACCCATAGCATTGAAACAATGAGAGTCTAGTCCTTGCTGAAATATTGCACATTTGTTTTTATCTTTAGATAAAGAAGCCAATACACGCTCCTCTAAGGCTGCGTAATCAATACTCCAGACTAAGTAGCCCTCCGGTGCATTAAAACACTGTTTAAGCGGTTTAGCGTATACAGAACCGGTGCTAGGCATGTTTAATAGGTTAGGATTGTTACTAGTAGGTCTAAAACTCTTAGCTCCAAACAACTTAATATTTCCATAAAGTGTTCCATCAATAGTGTAAGAGTCAAAAGCCTTTAAGAAGGTGTTTCTAATAATTCCACTAAATGAATGGTCTATAAAAGCTTTTAGTATTTCTTTAAGTTCTTCATTAACTGTAGTTTTTAAGAGTATTTCTAACTGCTCTCTTCCCCAGCTACCATCCCCGGTAGTTTTACTAAACTCTAAAGGAGCAATGTTTAAACTACTAAATAACTCTTGTTTTTGTTTTGAGCTACCTGCGTTAAATGGAGGTACTTTTACCGGGTTAGCAGCAGATTCATATCTAGGTTTATTCCATAAGTCTAATTTATGTTCTGCAAGAGCTACCATTCCATCTTTAGTTATAGGAAAATTTGATATATCCTTTCTTGCTTTAATAGCTTCTAAGAAAGGTAAGTTGTTCCATACACAGTAGTCTTTAACACATTTAAGTGTCCATTTGTCTTTAGTGTCTTTTGGAAATCCTGAGTTTATTAGGTACGTGTTTATTACCCAAGTACGATGAGTTATGTCTTTTTCATTATAAGGTCTTAAGAAATCTCCTAGTACTCTAATAGCTTGAGTAGCTTTTTCTGCATGTTGTTCTTGTAGTTTTTTAGCTCTTATCTCTTGAAACTTTCTTATAACAGGGCTCCTGCCTAATCGTTTCTCTACATCTTTTAATACAGAAGTAACCTGTACTCTTAAACTTTCTACAGCTCCACTATCTATATGGATACCTGCATTAGTCATCATAATCATGTCTTCTATAAACTGACTTGCAAAGTTTTTGTAGAAGTACTGGGTATCTTCTGTAGAAGGGTCAAATTTAGAGGCTTCAGGCAAAGGCAGTAATTGATGAGGACGTACTAAATTATTCATCTACAAACTCTTCAAATTCTGTTTCTATACCTTTAGCTATGTTTTCGATAAGTAAAGACACATAACTTGCACCGAGAGTTTCTGCGTCTTCACAAATAAGACACTCTAACTGTTCTTCTCTAAGCACATCATAGTTAGCAAAGCTTAAATTTTCTGTAAGGAATACTCCTGTAGCTATAAAGTAAGCTTTATCTTTTAGTTGTTCTTTAGTCATGGTTGTTCTCCTCTAAGTACTTTTCTATGTCTTCTAGGGTGTAAGAGTAGTTTTGTTGTCCATTCTCATAAAAACGTAAGTTAGATATTTTCATATCTCTTTCAAGTACCTTTTTAGAACAACCTGTTTTATCTTTTGGGGGTGGATAAACCCAGTGTTTTAGAGCAGGATGAATGTAATTTTTTAACCAGTACTCTACTACGGCTTCATCATCCATTTTAAGGTGTACTGTCCTATTAGGGACTTGAACTTCTCTTAGGTGTTTTAGCTTATTTCTAATTCTTTCTTTAGTAAGATAAGGAGAAAATTCAATCTTTTCAAATATTGTGAATGAGTTTACTAAAGCTGCTAATTCCTCAATACCCATAGACCGTTGAGTGTCTCTCAACAACCTCAAATTTCTTACTTCACTCATGGCACTTCCTCGTTCTTATAGGATGTTTAACCTTTACTGTTGTTTTGTCTTCTACGTTTCTACTTGTAAACTCATGTAGTTCTTTCCATGCCAAGTGTTCTTGAAACTTCCTGCAGTAGAACCCGTCTCTTGTTTTATCTAGTTTTGGACATCGGTAACCGTTACCGGCACCTTTATTGTTACTTCGATATTCGTAACCACAACCTACACTTCCCATACCCATTAGTTTTCTCTCTTTTGAGTTATTATTGATACAGCTATCCCTCCTTCTATAAACGTTAAGGTAGCCTCCAGTATCGTAGAGTTAGAATGGAATTGTTGGTTATACTCTTGGTCTAGTACGTCATAGAATTCATCCTTCGACCATCTCAACAAGTCAAAAGGACAAATACTGGTGATGTTAAAAGTACGTGGTGTTTCAGCCATTAGTTTTCTCCTTTTATTAATTCATATAATTTGTAAACTGCGGCACCATCAATAGAGGCGTATTCTAAAAATGCTTTATTCATTAGGTTGTCTGGTTCATATTCATCAAACAAAGCCCAAGCAGGTTTATAGTAGTCTCCTACAAGTATTTTTAACCCTACTTTAGCTTTATAGTTATCTACATTATTTATTAAGCATTTAGCAGCTAGTGCAGTATCAACATAGTTTTTAGGAAAGCTACCTACTCTATGGTGCATTACCCTTAAATCAAATAATGTGTTATGTACAAGGAATAAAGTATCTTGTTTAGCTATCCAGTTCCAAATAACCATTTCTTGTGTATAAGTGTAAGAAACTAAAACTACAGATTTACTTTCTGATATTCCAAATATGAAATGTGTAGTACTCACTAAAGATGGATGACTTAACCCTGAGTTATTTTCAATAAGAATACACTCTCTTTTTAGTGTAGGTTTTATGTTTTCTTTTAATAAGTCTCTAGCCTTCTTTCTTTCTTCCTTAGAGTAAACCCCTTTAGTTTCTACATCAAACCCTAGTACTTCGTATTGCTCTAATTCTTTAAGTAGGTTCCTGATACTCCAATCTGTACTACCTACTCGATACTCTACATCTATAATAGACATTAGTTACTCCTACTATTTTTTATCCTCTATAAACATCAGATCTTCTGCTATAGAGTTGCTTTCCGTTAAAGTAAGCCATTTTATTGCCCTGTGGTATCTGGATACGCTATTCGTGATAGGCGGTCTAACTCTTTCCTCATATACTCTTTCTCACGGTCTACTACAGGCTCCTTTTGTACTACTTCTACTTCAGATTCAATTAAGCCGTCTAAGGCGTTATCAAAGTACTTTCCCAGAATATTAGTATTGAGGTAAGTGTCATCAAACAAGACTCCTTCACCGAACAGCATAGCTGCTTCGATGTAGGTGCCTGTTCTACTGTTACTACACTGATAGAGTATTTCTTTTATTTGAATTTCAGGACAATCTTCTACTTTGTGACTTCCCTCATATTCTAAGAAAGGTAAGTCTACTAGTTCCTTACGTACATAATTCTTACGAATTGCTAACTGCTTCTTAGTAGGCTTCAGTTTTCTTATAGACCTTACCTTCTTTTTACCTAAGTATTTTCTACCATCCACATAGGTGATTTGGTAGATAAACTCAGTACAGTCAGGGTGTAAGTCTTTATGTGATGTAATTTCAGTACCTTCATATATCCACACTTGTATTCTCCAATAATTCGGGGTTCTGGTGTATGTTGCCTATAACCGAAAATTTTTCAGGATTAATCATGTCAAAGCCAAAACTGTAGACGTTCTCAACTAGGTATGTCACGAAGCTATTATTTAAAAAATCCCCTTCATAAACCTCTTTACCCTCCTTATCCAGCAAACCAGTAAATTGTCTCTGAGCTATAAACCCGCATCTATCCAAACCCTCTAATGGGTATCCATTTTGAGCAATATCTTCTAGTGAAGATATTCTCTCTAACCATCTACCCGTTTCATCGTGTTGGAACATAAATCTGAATTTATATTCTCTTGGTTTCATACCCGTACTCCCTCAAAAAAGTAATAACCCTACTCATCCTTCTACCTCCTTATTATTTTTATCTCTACGTTCTATCTCACACTCTATACATTCAGCGTCTTCAGTAACTTTGTGCCATCCCATAAGTTTTTTACAAGTTCTGCATTTTACTAGTATGTGATCTCTCCAGTTACCCACACTCATACTCAGCCTCTTCCAGTATATCTGAATATACAGATTCTTTTATTTCTAAGAGAGTTTCATCTGTAGTTTGGTAATTAGCCATCCGTTCATAGATTTCTTCGTAAACTACCTTCATAAGATCAGCTATATCCATATCTTCTACACAAGCTTCTGCGTATAAGGATATTAGATCTTTTAAATTTTTTACTTTCTTACTCATCCTAACCTCCTAAGTGCTGGATTTAATAGTGTACGTTCTAGTCTTACTTTATCCATAGGAGCGAGCCAGTAGTCGTTAATCTCATGAGCTAACTTAACTAAATATTCTTTATCTGCTCCTAAATCAATAGCATAAGCTAGTGCACGATATAGCTTTATTGACCTCTCTCCATTTTCTGCTGAATAAGCAAACATGAATGTTTCTTTAGGGTCTTCTAGTCTTTGGCTTTTAACTTTATCAGGTAGTGTACTAGGAGGTTTAGGAGCATCTTTAATTACTTCTGCTGCCCTATTTATAAGCATCTTACTTGGTAGTGTTTCTCCTTCTAACTGAGTAAGGATTTCTCTATTTGCAAAAGAGAAGAATATTTGACTTTGTGGTAGTGGATCTACTACTAAGCCTAATTCATCTCCTATTACTTCTAATAAAGCTTTCCATAAAAACTCATCTACATTAACCATAGAGTCTAGCTCTAGTAGTACTCTAAACTTAAACTCATTCTTAGGATCACTTGTTTGAACGATATGGTGGTTATACCTATTAAGTAATACATGAGCTTCTTTATAGGTTAAGAAAGATTTATCTACATCTAACACTAAGAACTTAGCTCCTCCTCTTAAGTGTTCTTTTCCTCTTACCCCTCCTTCAAACATAAACGGTGTGTAAGTAGCGTTTTCTTGAAGTAGTAGTGCTAACTCATGAAATTCTGTTTCGTAGAACTCATACCCTTTAGAACAATTCTTAGAAGCGTATTCTTTAAACACTTCATCTTCTAAAGCAGAGGAGAATATGATGTAGGAAACTCCTACTTTGTCTGTTTTAATAATTTCTTTATATTGAATACCGTTATCTACTGCACTATAACTACCATGTTCATCACAACTATTAGCCATAACTACTAAATCGTCTACTTTAGCTTTAGCAGAACCGGTACCAGAGATGTAAGACATCTTCCTTAGTTCGTGTAGAGATATAAAGAATGAACCTTCTTCTGCATTGTACTTACACATGTCTACTAACTGCTCGTAAGGTTCTTTAACTAATTCTTTTTCAAACTTCTCCATATCAGGAGTTAGCATTTCTACAGTGTTTATAGCTGTAGCATAATGTTTTTCTGTAACGTATTCTGACCTATCTAGTATTGCGTAAGCTCCCCCTAATTTTAATGCTAACCATTGTTTGTGTCTCTGACTTAACTTTGTTATAGGGTACTTGTTAGAAACATTCTCTGAACGTAAAGCGTTGTACTCGAGGTATACATCAAATAACTTATTAGCTTCTGGACTAAGTTCTAAAGGTTTATTAGTAGAGTCTGCAAGTAGTTCATCAGTTTGTTTACTTACAACAGACTGTGCTTCTATTACTCTTGCTCTCTCTTCTTCTCTGTACTTATAGAGTTCATCAATAGACTCTATTTTTAATTTTGCTGGAGATTCAGGAGTAAAAGAGAATAAACTTCTTCTAGCTAACTGGGTATTAAAAGCTAGTTTAAATTTTCCTTTAATTTCGTTATTAAATAGTAAAGCTTCTTGAGCACCAAAGAATAAAGCGTTTACAGGAAACCCTTTTACTTCTTTAGTTTGATTTTCTGCAGATTTAATAAGCTTCATAGGTATGTTACCTAAATCATAGGCTACAGAAACTGTTTTAATAATTTCAGTCATAGAGCTATTTGTATGTAGCTCACTACCAATCTCTGATGACATAACAGAGCCAGCTCCTACTCCACTAGAAGCGATTTCAGAGAAGTGGTGTATTAGTCCTTCTGCAGTACCTAAACCTGCTTGTAAGGGCTTAGGTTCATCGTAGTACTGTCTCCACGAGTTTACACTGCCTGTTGTAGCTATTGCTGCATCTTTAGCTCTACTTTCTGCTGCTTCTTTTCTTACTTCCTCAAGAGTGTTATAACCTCCTTGTAATGCTTTTCTTACAGCATTTAGAGTTTTATCCTTAGAAGTACCAGAAGCACTTAAAGCAAAGGTAATCATGTTTACCGGAACTAGAGTGCCGTCATAAAGTTTAATAGGCTTTCTAATATGAGATACAAAAGTAATTAGTTCTGAAACTACGATTGCTAGTTTTAGTTTATAAGGTACTTCTCCAGATACTGTATTCATTCCTTGTTCAACTATTAAAGGAAACTGTGGACAATCTCCTGTTCTAAGTTGTACGTAGTCTTCTAGTAGCTTAAATGTGTTCACTATGCTCCAACCTCCTCTTTTACTGTTTCAAAAAATTCAACTTCATTAAATGTTGAACCTATATTCATAACTTTATCTAACTCTGTAGCATGTCCGTAGCTTCCACTTAATTCTTCCTCATAAACTGCTTCAAGTAACGCAAAGTAAAACTTTCTTAGTAGCCTTTCATTAACTACTGATGACATTAGTTCTACATCTTTGTATTCTTTATGATGAAATAGCGGAATAGAAGAAAACAAATTCTTACCGCTGCTTGGTCCTCTTGCAGGGAATACCAAAGTAATTTTTATGAATATATGTTGACGTTCAAGTTCTTCAACGGTAGCAAGCAGTTTAGCTACATTTTTAGCTACTTCTGAGTTTTCCACCATGTAAGAGTAACTGACACTAATAAACAACTCATGGAAGAAATCTATGTACTGTTTAGAAGGAGTCATAACACATTCAGGCTCTCCTGCAGCATATCTTCCTACATCAATACCTACCTGTACTCCATCTGTAGCATACTTATAATTTTCATAAACTTCTTGAGTAATTAATCCTCTTTTATGTAAGTTTTTTCTAACTAAATTACGTATACTATTTTGTTCTGTAGGACTAATAGTAGGTTCTCTTCTTATTAACTTATTTAAAGCTTCTTT